ATGACAGAAACCGAATGGATAGCAAAAGCCAAAAAGCTGTTAAAAGTGGAATTGAAAAAGAAAGATGTCACTTATGAACTCTTGGCGATCAAACTAAAAGGTATTGGTGTTGATGAAACAACCGAAAATATCAACAATAAAATCAATAGAGGGAAGTTCAGCGCGATATTCTTATTGCAATGTCTCACAGCTATTGGTGCTACAAAGATTGATCTTTCGGAATGATGGAACGGCTTTGGCTTAAAGACTAGAAGCTACGGCATGAGAACGGTAAAACTTGGCAAAATGAAATGCTTTTACTGTTTTAGTATGTATTTAATTACAATTTGACATATAAAAGGGGATAGTATGACTGCACCGTTGCGATTTTTTGACTTTGACAAGTATGGCTTGGAGATTAACCATATCTACAATGAAGACTGTCTTGAAGGTATGAAAAAGATTAAAGACAAATCGGTTGACATGATCCTTTGTGATCTTCCTTATGGCACGACTGATTGCAAATGGGACAGTATTATTCCTCTTGAAAAGCTATGGGAACAATATGAGCGCATTGTAAAAGACGATGGTGCTATCGTACTAACTGCAACACAGCCTTTTGCAAGCTTATTGGTAAGTAGCAATTTGAAACTCTTTAAATACGACTGGATTTGGGAAAAAGACCAAGGCAGTAATTTTATCAACGTTAAAAATGAACCCCTCAAAAAACACGAGAGCGTGTTGGTTTTTAGCAAGGGAACAATTGCAAATAAAAGTAAGCGTAGAATGAAATACAATCCACAAGGATTGATCCCGTGCGAAATCAAAAAGACAAATGCAAATAAACGAAAAGACGGCGGGTATTTGGGCGAACGAGAAAACTTTAGTGACGGCGAATATAAGCAAGAGTTTAAAAACTACCCTTCCACTATTTTAAAATATCAACGGGATCGTGGACTTCACCCTACACAAAAACCAGTCGAAATGTTTGAGTATCTTATTAGAACATATACAGAACCGGGCGCCGTAGTCCTTGATAATTGCATGGGAAGCGGAACCACAGCAGTAGCATGTGTCCGATCAGGTAGAAACTTTATCGGGTTTGAAAACGACACCGAACATGGTTATTATGATCTTGCTATGAAGCGTATTGCAGAGGTGTGTGCATGAAAATAGAAGTCATTGAAATCGCAGGGCATAAAATCGTAAAAGGTACTTATCTTAAAAACGATATTTTAGATGTTATCAAAGCAGCCGAAGAAATCTCTAAAAAAGTTAATCCAAGTGCGCCAAACGGTGAAAAAAGAACGGATGAAGTTCTTTTAATTAAAAATGTCGGTGGACTATTATCGGAACGTTTTGTATCGGACATTTTAAAAAGCTATTCAAGTAAAATGGAAAATACACAAATTGTTGGCTCGAACTGGCAAGCACTACAAAGCGCACTATATCAGATAGATCATGCTATTGCTACAAAAAATGGCACAAAAACCATTGAAACACGATCATCCTTTTCTTATCGAACCGTATGCCCAGATAGGGTTATTACTGGTGCATTCTCAATAATTGGTCCATACGTTACACAAAATAAAGCTAAAGAGCTTCATAAAGATTTTTACGCGTTCGTCTTTTTTTGTATTGACCCAGCAAATCTTTTGAAAGACCTTGAAAAAGATGGTGTTAATGTTTATTTTGCGGGAGGTGCAGATATTGGCTTGTTGCTTTCTCATAATCAAAAAGACTCATTGAAACAAAGTGGCGCTGAATATTACATTATTAAGCCAATAACTAATGCTCTCGATGCCTCAAAATTTCTACAAAAGTTATTTTCGTAGCTTTTGCAGAAGATAGCTATTATCTTCTTTTTTTATTGACAGCGTAGACAAGGTAAACAAGTAGGATTACTTGAATAGTCTCTATTACGTCTTTGATGTTTTCAGACAGCATTTATTTCCTTTTCTTTAATTGTTTGGATTCAAAATTCTATCATACAAAGTGATTTTTGCTTTGTGCAAGTGCTACATAATATCGGAGTTCTCATTGTTGAACCAGCTGCACTAGCAATTGCCTCATGAATGGATTGCTCCTGTGTTTTTGTTTCGGAAGCATTTGCTGATAATGATATAAAAGCTAAAAATACTACCGGGATAATTTTCGAATTCATGTTTTATAGACTCCTTTTTGGTATATAAAGAATTATATACCAAATATTTGACCGCCTCTACCCCCTCAAGATAGCTGCGGTACCGGAATTATTCCGAGTATCTTAGATTGGCCATGTAAATATGACATGGCGAAAGGCAATCAATGCATCAACGTCTCAAAGCCCCATTCGCTTGGATCGGTGGCAAGTCAAAACTAGCCGATGATATTGTGGCCATGTTCCCGGAACATCGTCTATATATCGAAGTATTTGGAGGCGCACTAAACGTCCTCTATCGAAAACCATTGCCCGCTTCATCACGTCAGACTGAAGTAGTCAATGATATCAACGGTGAGCTGATCAATCTTCACCGGGCTATCCGTACCAATCCTCAATCACTCTCGATGTACCTCAATACTCTTTTGATCAGCCGGGAACTGTTCGCCGATATCCGATCCGAACGTATGAAACCCCGAAACAATATCGAGCGAGCTGCGTTCTATTACTATCTGCTCTCTCAGAGCTTCGGTTCAAAAGGTACTACGTTTGCCATGAACGCCAAGAGTGGCCGTCGACCGAAAGATATCTATAAAGACTTCGGCCAGTGGTCGCGCCGGTTGAAATTCGTCACGATTGAGAATATGAACTTCGATAAGCTGATCCGGACATACGATGCCGATGATGCGTTCTTTTACTGTGACCCTCCGTACGTGTCGACCGAGAGTTATTATCAGCATACCGGTGGGTTTGGTGAAGCAGAGCATCGGAAGCTATCAGAGCTGCTTCATGAGATCAAAGGAAAGTTTCTTTTGAGTTATAACGATTGTGAGCTGGTGAGAGAGCTATATTCGGATATGAATATCAAAACGAGTAAGCCGATCGATTATACTCTCAGGGGAGCGAAGCATAAGAAAGAAGTTAGGGAAGTATTTATTTCAAATTATTGATACAATATCCTCATATTTTAATGAGGAATTATCATGTTAACTATCAATACACCTATTAGTATGATTGCAGCATTCTTAGGCTTTATGGATACTGTATTAACTGCTGGAGTAGTTGTTACCAGTGGCAGTATCCAAGTCTCTTTACTTATCTTTATGATCTTATTTACAGCGGGAGTTACTATAGCATTCTTTTATACCCTATGGTCACATCCAGGAAAGCTTTATTCTCCTTCTGAATATGGATCACCAGGTGAATTTATAGAAGCAGTAAAAATAGTCAATGTGAAAGCTGATGAAGTAGTAAAAATAGCTAAACGTGTCGAAGATTTAAAAGCAGATCTTGATAATCAAATCATTGAAGCAAAACATCATGCAACCGCTATGGCTCTTGTATTATAAAGTCTAAAAAGTTAAACACTTTTCGCGTATTTTTTGGGGAAACTGTTTAACTTTATTCACACTTTTCGCGTATTTTTTGGGGAATTTTCACGTATTTTTTGCGTATTTACATTTTAAGTTCTTTATCTCGGTATCCGTAAGTGGTGCCACTTTCTTATTCGCCATCATCTACCCCTACTAAACGTACTTAATTTGAAGCATATCAAGCAGTACGTTAGTGTGAGGGGTAGGATGAAATGAGAGTGATTCCAAAAAGGCGCGAATCCCTGAAATAGGGAGTTTTAAGCGCGAATCACTTGTGTTTCATTTTCAAAGCAACACGTCGTTTCTTCACTCACGCGCAGTTTTGCGAAAATACCCGCTACATTTACGAAAATTACCGAGAAAATAATCATCCACGCATATCAATCAATCGACCATTTTAACGGCATTTATGGCGCGGATATGGGTATGAAAATTTTAGTGAAGAGTGAGCAGCTTATTCACACGAAGATTTAATGGCTTCGTGTGTTGTAAAGTTGTGGTAAAGGGACATAACTAAGGGACACTTAGGGACATATAGAAAGGGACATTATTTTTATAAAATAAAGGGACAAAACAATATTTTAAAATTAAATTTTATATTTTCTTTGAAACTTTATGACAATGAAACACCAAGCTGTATGCAATAAGGTCTAAGATCTTCTTTTGTATATGGCCAATCATGAATCAATTCATTTTTACGATGCATGCACATGTAATATATAAAATAGATTATTGGCTGGGAATTTAAAAAAAGTTTATCTTTATTGTGTTTAACTGCTAGGTCAAATTCATCAAATATTTTTAGATCAGAAAAATGGCCTGAATTGATTAGCGGAAGGTAAGCCTCAAGGATATAAATATTTACCTTTGTGACTTCAGGGCAATCACCAATAGATGATAACAGCTTGTCTTTTAACAATTCATACAATTGAAAAACAGGAAGTTTCATCATACCATCACTTACATCTTGAAAATATTCATCCGTAGTTTCTAAAAAAGCCATGCTTCTTGCAACTGTTCGTTTAATCTCAGCACTTGGATCAAAGTCAGATTTATAGACTCTGTCATGTGTTAACTCACTGTATGCATGTTGCAAAAGCGTACGCACTTGAATCTCACATGGAGTTCCAGCCGGGATTATAACACCATTATAAGATTCATCCTTTTTTGATGACACCACATAGTGCATAGACTGATAATTAAAACTTAGAGGTTCATCCGAACGCTCTTTTTCGTAGTCTCTATCTTTTGAAGCTATCCATAAGCCTACAGAATCGATAATACTACAAATCTTTTTAATATCCTCATCCAATAATGCAACAAATCGAGTCCCTACCTTATCTGTTATATCATTATAAGGATCTTTGTAGTCTTTACGTCGATAAAAAGCTTTAGCAATAATTGAATCGGTATCTTTTACACGTGGGGAAGAAATAATCTTGAGTAATTTATCAGGATCTATTCCAACTTTTTTAAGTTCATCAAATATTGTCTGAGTAACGAACTGACCCCATGCATACAAAAATTCTTTATCGTTTTCGTATTTTTCTCGATACTCAGCTTCTGTCATTAATCAAGACCTTCAACCGCACCTAAAATTTTAATAGTTGTGCTTGTTATATTCCCATTTTCAGATTGTTCACGACCTGTAATTTTGACTTTTTCATCAAATCCTTCAGATGGTCCTGAAATACGAATGCTGCCGGAAAAAAACATTTTTCTCATTTTAAGTTTTGACTTTATGTCTGTGATATCCTTGGTAATACTTCTATCGAATCCTTCTTCTCTAAAAACTTCACTACGCATGTAATTAGCATATTGGTCACGTTTTTCAGGTTCAGAGATATATTGTGTAGAAAAGTCTGCAATGCTCACTGTGCTAAGTGCATCTGATTTCATATATGAATATAGATGCGTATTCATGTCATATTTCTGTTCATCTGTAAGACCAGCATGTTCATTAATATATTCTTTTGTTCCCAGATAGAACTTGGTCGTATAAAACTTATTTGTATGAAGCATTTCACACCCTAAAAAGGTATTATAGAAATAGGCGGCCAACCCCTGTTCATCTGCTTTAGACATGTTATAATCATATACGAATGCCTTCGTTTCTCCTGCTGAAGTTCGTAGAAATGCACCTATTTTGTACATCTTTTGATGTGGTGTCAATAACAAATCATTTACATATTCAATTGTATTATTTGTTGATTTTTTAAAGCCACTTTGCAACTCGGCTTTAATTACTAATACAAATTTCAATCCATCATAACCTGTTGTTCCATTGAGGACAACGACAATTCCTCCAGGAAGATTTTTAGACGTCTGTGCTCTTGTCAATTTATGGGTTATATCCTGAGATTTTTGGATAAACATAGCGTCAGAATCCGATGTAAACACATTATTTACAAATCCATAAACACTATCTGTACCACGTTCTACAATATCCATTTCTACTGATTTGGAATCTTTGCCAATAGCTTCAACAATTCTTTCTCCTAAAATACGTAAGCCTTCCGGATCAAGAGTCGTTAGCTGGTTGTTTAGTCTTGGTTTAACTATCTGCCTCGTATCATCTCGTTGATAAATTTCATGTGTTATAAGTCTCGAAATATTGAAATTAACAAATTGTGGAAGTGGCATTTTTTAACCTTTTTATATTTGGATTTTTATTTAGATCATATCTATTTCATAGCTTGATTAATATCATCAATACACTTATCTTTATCTCCATTGGATTTAAAGCATTCACTACTATCAGATATTACTGCCGTAGCTCTATTTGTAGTACTTATTACTGCTTCTATAGGAGTATTTTTTATATCTGTTCTTTTAATCAAATTCACCATCTGAAGAACATACCTATCATTCCAATTTGCAAATGGGATACATTCACTTAATTGTGCAGATCCCATAAGTCTTCCATTCCCTTTACAATAGAGTGCTTTCTTTTGACCTTTTTCAAGTTTTGAAAGATAATCAGTATAGCCATCCATCATTTGAGCATGAGGAGTCATAAAAGGGTTTTCGCCTCCTTCAAATGTAATGAAATAGTTTTCACCAATTCCTCTATCGATTGATTTGACAGTACCTCTAACTAAAAAATATTTTTCTATATATTGTTGATCTGCAGCTACCTCATTTTTATCATAATTACGTTGATAAGTATCAGCATCTACAATCATCGGAAATGGAGCAATCTTTGTATCACTGATAATACTTTTACCAGTATTTATATAATCTAGTAAATCTTCACCCGCAAAAGTGCTGAAAATAGCTTCTTCCTTTGCATTCATTATTTGTTTGACTCCATTATTTTCCACTTCGCTATTATTACATCCAGTCAACATCGCAATAGCCATTACTATTCCAATTATCATTTTGTTATTCATATCAAATATCTCCTTTTATTAATACGCTTTGATCTTGGCTCTGACAATACCGACAATTGAAAAGCACTCAAGATCACTACCACTAAGCTCGATATCACCATAGTGATTATTCTCACTGATAAGCTTAATCCATCTACCGAACGGATCAGTGTGGAATCTTTTAATATATATATGACCGTTGACATTCGCAATTACCGTTTCTCCGTTACGTGCCTCATTATGACGCTCAATCAGGACGGTTTCACCATCACGTATATACGGTTCCATTGAGTCGCCAATCACTCTGATAATATCAATTCGATCAAATCGGCGTACATTGAGGAACTCTTCAAGGAAGCGTCGATCAAACTTCATCACTTGTGGATGTGTATCTGAATCATTAATCGCTCCATATCCAGCAGCAGCTACGATATCAGGATAATAATTTAGTGATACGGTATTACCACTATCTTCGTCCGATGTACATGCAACTGGAAGATGATTAGACTCTTTATCGCTAATTATCATTTCACCTCTACCAGTTAGTAACCACCATCCACTTATCAAGAGTTTTTCTTGTATTTCTTCTGCTTCTGATGCTTTGAGCTCTTTTACCTTGCCACTTTCAAGGTCTTGAACCCTTCCAATAGTCCAGTTCATTAGGCTTGAAAAATCTTTTTGAGAGCCTATTTTCAGGTGTTTTCTAACTTCTTTAAGCCTATTTTTAAGCATTACACATCCAATTTATTCATTTTGCAAGACTTTCTCTTGACATTACAAGATTATTTCTTGTACAATGCTCTAAGCCAAAAACATTCCACTTTGTTTTTTTGGCTCTGTTTGCTTTTGACTTCAATTGTATCCAATTGTTTGGATTTTTTAAATTAAAAGCGTGATTTTTGATTTATCGCTTCGAGCCACGACACTTCGAAGCCGGGGATACCCGATGTCAACACAAACGGCTTTGCGCCAACCGCGTACTCATGGGATGGGGGGTATGGGGTGAATGAATCTTTGATAAAGCCCTAGTTTCTAGGGTTTTATAGAGGAGGATTGCATTATTGGAGTGGTGGGGTCGCCCATCCTTCCGGAAGTTTGTTGAGACAAACGTCTTAACGACGGTCGTCGCGCTCTTTCGCTACGCCTTTAAACGGATCGTTCTGTTTAACATCCATGAAACGTCCTGTATTGGCGTCACGTTTAACCCATGTATCGTTACTTGGATTATAGGTTTGTGTCCGATCGGTCACACTTCCTTTACGGTATCCATCACCTGTGTTTTTAGCCATGCAATCACCTCCTCTCCCGGAAGAGGTATCGATGAGCGACAAAATAATTTTATCCAAGCTTCACTAATTTCAACACTCACAAACTTTTTACTCATTCCAAAACTTTTACTAAAGGTTTCGGTGTGGGTATATCCCACTTTTACCCCATTTTTTACAAGGAATTACTATGGATGCAATCGAACAAATGCAGATGATCATGGCGGAGATCGCGGAAGCCAAGACAAACGGGAAAGAGATCACGATAGAGCAGGCTCAACGCAAACTGCATCGTGAGTACATCACTCGTCAGCTTTGGAATAAGCACGGACTTCGACCGAAAGGGTTTCTCATCATTAGCGGTTTTATCGGTGATGAGGAAGAGGGATTTGTCTCAGCTGATCCGAAAATAGATACGATCTTTAACAGCTATCTGAATATGAGTAACAAACTCTCCGGAGCAACTGGGCGGAAGCTCAGATCGGCAATGGATGAGCTAGGTATCGACTATCAGAACTCACCGACCTATCCGCTCGACCATCTCGAAGAGAATGCGGCGTAGGTGGCCGCCATGAAATATCTGGAAGCAAGGACGGCAGCAGTTGTGCTGAGTGTCGAGTATGAAGCCCTTAAAAAAGCGGTGAAGCGCGGTTCTAATAAATATCACTCACTATATATCAAGGGCGGAGGTCGCGGCGGTAAAAAACTCCTGATCGGAGTGAGTGATGATGATCTGATGGAAGTATTACGGATCGGAAGTGTCGATGAGAATATCGATCTGTATGACGATTGCGGGATATTGTGCTCAATGGAAGATCGAAATACTCTTATTTCTAATTCAAAAAACGAAAAAGAGGTGATTGCGGCGGTCGTTATCGATCCTGATATGAAGCCGTATCTCAATGCATCTCCGGATCAACGTTCCAAAACGCTTCTAAAAATGGAGGCGGTAGAGGGTTATGATCAACGGGATCGGAGGATTAGTGCTAAAGAGTACATCCAAAGCCTAAACAATCGGTTCGATCCTATCGGTATAAACGAAGCGAAGCTGTTTCGGTGGAAAAAAGCGGTTGATGATGCGCGAAAAGTGGGTGAGAGTCCACTGGTCGCACTGCTCGATACCCGTGGTCGTGCTAAAGGCTCCGTCAGTATGAGTGAGAAGATGCAAGAAATGGCGGTGAGGATGTTCGCCCGTCGTGACAACCCGCTGAGGGTATCTGCCATCTATCAAAATATGCTCCATGAGTTTGGTAAAGCGACGATGTGCAGCTACGACGTACTCAATAATTTCCTCAATCAATGGAAGATCAAGAACCATTCGCTCTATGCGTTCGCACAGAGTGCGGATAAATGGAAGAACACTTATCTGCCTGCTATGGGTAGCTTGAGTGAAAAGGCTCTTTATCCAAACCATTATTGGGAACTGGATTCTACCCCTGCGGATATTATCTGTCGGGATGGCAAGCGGTATGCGATACTAGGAATGATCGATATCTATTCGAGACGATGTGTGTTTTGGGTGGATGAGAGATCAAGCAGTTACAGCATCGCTCGGCTGCTTCGTAAAGCAATCCTACGATTGGGAATACCTGAGAATGTCGTCGTGGATAACGGGAAAGATTATCAATCCAACCACTTCGACTCGATCTGCTACAACCTCGGTATCGCAAAGGTAACGGTTCCGCCGTTTAGCGGTGATATGAAGCCGCATATCGAACGGATGTTCGGGACACTGAGCCGTGAGCTCTTCGAAGAGTTGGAGGGATATATCGGTCACTCGGTGGCGGAGCGTTCAGCGATCCAATCACGGAGAGGATTTGCCCATAAGATCGAGTCTCAAGCGAAATGGAGAGAGGAAGCACGAAAGGCAGAACAAAAAGAGTTTGAGAACCGATTCGCTATCAAAAAAAGCAATCTTGGATTAGAACTCAAGCTTCCGATAGAGGCCGATCAGCTCCAAAAGATTATTGACAAATGGTGTGACAATATCTATGAACACAGAGGTCATAGCGGTATTAAAGATAAAACACCTGTAGCGAAATGGAAAGAACAAGCGATACCTGTCAAAGGTATCAGCGATTCGAGGATGCTTGATCTTCTCCTCGGAGAGAGCTTCGAGCGTAAGGTCGGGAAGAAAGGTATTCGACTCGATGGTGCGCTCTATCAGCATGTGGCATTAGCCGAATATGTCGGAGAGATCGTTCGGATCATGACTCACTCTGACATGGGGTATGTAAGCGTGTACCGGATGAATTACGAACCGATCTGCGTTGCTGAGGATTATGAGTACATGGGTAAAAGCCGTGCTGAACTCGCCGAAGGTAAACGGATCGGACATCGGGTCGCAAGAGAATACGCCAAGCTTCTTGAAACTTGGGAAGAGACAAGCCGCCGACTTGATCCAACGATTCGAGATCGTATCGAAGCATCGATGGAAGAGAGAAGCGGATGGAGTGGAGCATCTACTATCGCCGTATCCAAAACAACTGAGACGATACGTGCAGTTAGTGACGGGGTCAGAGCGTTTGCTATGGCAGATGAAAAAGCTCTCGAAGAATCCAATATTATCAATATGGATGGAGAGAAACTGCTGCCGAGCGGACGACCGACATTTAATCAGCTCGTTGATCGCTTCATGTGGGATTTAGAACATGACATGGTGGATGAATCAACCGATAAACTCAAACAAAAACAGCCTGATCTGTGGGACATCGCATATCGGGAACATGAACGTAAGAAGATTGGATAGCGGGGCGAATCGTCGCTCCGTGTTCGAGTCTTTGCTGTAACAAGGACTAAAAAAACACTCAGGGAGCAACCATGATCGAAGAATTTATTGAAACACGAAATTATACCAACCTTTTGGCTGGTTTTTTAAATCTAAAGGCTTTGCCTACTACAGCACCGCGCATGGGGCTAGGCTTTGGAAACTTCGGGTTGGGAAAAACGGTCGGACTAGAGCGGATCGCAGCGAAAGAGAACGCGATATTGCTAAGAGCGGCTCAAACATGGAGCAAAACAAGTTTACTCATCAAACTGTGTACAGAACTAGGACTCGACACTAAAGGGCATAGCTCACAGATGTACGAACGAGTTAAAGAGTCATTCTTGATCGATCCGCGTATCGTGATCATCGACGAGGTAGATGCGCTGCTAAAAGCTGAAAAGACTCCGGTACTTGAACTGCTCCGCGATTTGCACGACGAAACGCAGATCATCGTCTTTTTTATCGGGATGGAAGAGGCAAACGCCAAGTTTAAACGACACAACCACTACTACAGCCGAATTGTAGAGCTGATCAAGTTTGAAGCGATACCGCGAGCGGACGTTGAAAAGTTTTGTGCGCTCAGTAACGTAAAGATCGAAGCGGATTTGATGGACTTATTCGTCCAACGCTATCCAAATCTACGACAAATTAAAGTGATGCTACTCCGACTGGAGAACTGGTGCGATATGAATAGCATCGAAAGTGTCAATTTGAACACATTTAAAACGAGCGGGGTTGAACATGGGCTTGGCGTACAAACGAGTAAGACGAAGTAAGAAGCAGCAGATTTGGGAGTTTATGCGAAGAAACCGACAATTCAGAGCCGGAGATATGATGATGATCTTGGACGTTTCCCAAGATTTTTTAATGCCTATCTTTCGCGCTCTTGAATTATGCGGATATCTACAGCTAAAAGCCGGAACCGATACCTTTAGAGATCGTATGTATCGACTCAATAAAGATACAGGTGTTCGATCACCAAGCGTCCTCAAAAAACCGTGCGACATTGTACGTGATATCAATACCGGAGAAGAGTTTATCCTCGATGGTACTCACCCCGTACAGATGGCGGATAAGCTCGCCCTGCTCTACGCGATGAAATACAAAGAGATGTTTCGTGAGCAGATCGCCGTCATTGCTAATATCCACCTGTACTCCGCAAAGATGATCCGCTATATGGATGAGTTTACTGAGTACGGGATCATGGAACGGCTTCCAAGATCATCCAAGCGTCGCGATGATCGAAGAGTATTTAAAATCGATATGGAGAAACGCGATGAACTCATTGGAGCTCTTGAAGAAAGCCTGCGACCTGCACGGTCAGCGTAAGGTTGCGAAGACTCTTAACCGCAGTGCAACGACAATCAATCAAACGCTTCACGGTAAGTATCCAAAACCCGAACCGATACTGGAGATGGTAGAGCTTGCATTTTCAAGTTTGAGAAGCAACGATGTCCCCTGCCCCGTTTTAGGTTCGATACATCGCCAAACCTGCGAACGGTACCGAGAGTGGGCTTCGTGTGACAAGGTGCATCCTGATCGACTGTATCGGGATGTTAAAGATAAGTGTGCGAGTTGCACGATAGGAGGGAAATGATGAGCCAAGTCTACATTTGGAAAAAGAAAAAGGTGCATACCTATGGGTGGCTAATTGCTTTTATTATCGTGGCTTTAGGCGGAACGGTCATTGATTTAACGATGGGGGTAACTGGATGAGCCAAAACAAAAAAGGCATCAAAGAAAAGCAGTGGGTCAGAGTAGGACTTTTTCGAGGGATCGTTACACGGATTCGTCTTTTCAAGGGTGAAGTTTGGATCGACGTTGAGATAGACGGAGTAGTAGAACCGTATAAAATCGATGATGTCGAACCGGAGCAAAGCGATGAAAGCGGCGGATGAGTTTGTTTCTCATGATGAAATAATCGAGCGAATCAAAGACATTGTAAGCCGTAATAATGGGGGGGCTAGAGTATTTGATGCTGACATAGAAGGAATACTAAGGTTACCTAAAAATCATCTTGGATGTGTAAAAGCAAGAGCATCTAAAACACTTTATATAGATGTATTAAGACTTTGCGCACGTACCGGACTTGATCCGATGAAGTTGTTGTTTTGAGTGTTTCTCAAGATCGCCGACGGGCGGTCTGATGGAGTTCTCCATAGGTGGTCTGGGCAGACTTAATAAATAATCAATATGAGGATTAACAATGGCAACGTGCAACGAACAAGGGCATTGGCGTAACAAGCAAGGCGGTTGGGTTCATCCTGATCTGGTATCGGTTGATAAAAAGCTCGAAGATGAACTAGTAATAAACTTGGTAAATGAAGCGAAACAAGAACACGAACGGATGGTTGATTTCAAAACCAAAGCATTCGGAGATTGTTATTCTTTTGTAGACCTGCTTCGTCAAGAATACGGAATGGATCGACTTTCAGGCTCTGACGTAGGATCAGTAACGCTCAAAGCGTTTGACGGTACGGCGGAGGTTCAAATCCAAGTAGCGAAACTGATCACGTTTGATCAAAAACTCACCCTTGCAAAAGAGAAGATCGATGAGTATCTCACCGAGAAAACAGAGTTTGCGGATGCTGAGATTCAAACACTGATTATGAGAGCCTTCGAAGTGCGAAACGGTAAGGTCGATGCGAAGCAGATCATATCGCTCAAGTCATACAAAATTGAGCATCCGAAGTGGCTCGAAGCAATGGCAATGATCGATGATGCGACTGAGATCGCCGGAACGAAAAGCTACATCCGTTTTAAAGAGCGAAAAGACGGAGACATCTCAGGAGAGCTGAATACTATCGTGCTTGATCTTGCATCGGTACCAGTGCGACCAAAGATTGAAAAAGGAGCGGAAGAATGAGTGCCTTACCTCCTTGGTCTCCGATCATCCGTAAGGTTGAAAACAGCGGAGTTGTATTTAACGGTAAACGATATGAGCATGAAGAGCTACATGGGTATGAGGGAAGCGATGTAAAGCTTGATATGGAGATTGATGTCGATAACGAAAAAAACTCTTTTCGAGTTTACACGATGTTCGATGATGAAATCTGCTTGATCGAGATCGGTGATGTAGAGTCTATCGAGGAGGCGGTCAATGGTTAGCGCAGATTTTATGACAACCATATCCAAAAAGCGGATCTACTATGAGAACCCGACGGTGGAGATGTTCGATATCAACGATATAGCTCACTCACTTTCAAATATATGCCGCTTCGGAGGACATATTCGCAAGCACTACAGTGTCGCACAGCATAGTGTGATGGTGTCCAATCTTGTACCTCATCATTTGGCACTGGCGGCATTGCTGCATGATGCCAGCGAAGCGTATCTGAGCGACATCGTCCGACCTGCTAAACGATTGCTAGCGGAATACAAAGAGTTGGAGTTAAAGATTCAGAGTGTAATAGAGGAACGCTTCGCCGTGACATTCGATCATGAAGAGATCCACATCGCTGATAACAAAGCTCTGTATGCTGAGGCTTTGTACTTTTATGGTGACATCGATGATTGGGGACTGGATGGGTTTGAGCATTACGCGACCATCACACCTCTTCCTGCAGAGCACGCGAGACTGATGTTTATGTATCGGTTTAGTGAGTTGACGGTTGGCGGTGGGTCATGAGTGAGCTTGAAGCACTTGAAGTTATGAGTAAATATTGCTACGCAGTGCAATATAACCCGAATTGCCCATCACCATATCTTGTCAGAATGGGAGGAAAAGGAGCGGGTTATATCGATTGCATATTCCCATACTCAGCTTCGAGCGATATTTTTGGGTTTGGTAAATCATTCGCAGAAGCCTCTCACATGGCACTTGAGCAATACAAAAATATTCGCAATGAAATTGTAATCGAAAGAAACAAACTTCCAAAAGAAGAAAAATGACGTGGATTTAACAGCCTCCATAGTGATGGGGGCGATTGAATCAACTTGCATTTTAAATTCAAAAGGTAAAAAAATGAATCCATTTCGCGGTCAAGGACTAAAGTCCGAACATTTTAATCATGAAGTTAACTATATCATCGATAACTTCTTGGTCGAGCAAGCGATTACGATCTACTTTGCCCCGCCTAAACAGGGTAAGAGTCGATACAGTCTCGGATTGACGAAGTACCTTTATGAAAACACTGACAAGATCATTCAGTATTTCGACTTTGACAATCCGCTCTCTGCTCTGAAAGAGCGCGGAGCTTCAAAGATCATCGAGGAGTTATGCGAACGGCTCGACTACGTTCACCCTGAAACGGCCGCTATGACTTCGCATGAGGTTTTAAAGTTGGTCGTTGATGGTGCGGTAGGTGATGCATATCGAGATTACATCTTCTTCTTCGACTCGATCACCGACTTCGTCCGAGATGTGCAGAACGAAGCGATGGCTAAAAGCTTTATGAATGCGATGAAGCGATTACGCAATGCCGGAGCGACTGTCATACTGCTGCATCATACGAACAAAAACGAAAAGAACTATCAGGGAGCCGGAGTCTTTAAGTCTGCTGCGGACAATGTGTACTTTATGCGTCAAGGTAACGGCACTGTAGAGAACGATCTCTTCTTACTCGATGTCGAAGCGGGACGGTTCCATGTCGAGAACTCAGCGTTCTATCTCGATAAGAAAACCTATGACCTCAGCATCGTTGCTTATGATCAAGCGATGATCCGACCTGAAGAGCAATCATTCATCGACTCGATTAAAGAGGTAATCAAAAAGAATCCTGACGGTATCGGTCAGAGTCAACTCCTCGCCGAGATCGGAAAAGCCAAAGACGATAAACTCGCTCGAACTAATCTCGCTAAATATACAGGCCGCTTTTGGGAAGTCAAAGACGGCAAAGGCAAGTTAAAACTCTACTTTCTCCTATAGTCTACCACACGAACCACACAACCACAACCACTTACAAAACCCAATAAATAGCCATTTGGTTAGTGGTATTTGTGTGGTTAGTGGTTAAGTGGTCTATGTGGTAAAACATCACTAAATAAGGACTGCATTATGACAAAAAGACAAAAAAACGCTCATGCAAGCCTGATAAAACAGGTGCATACCTCGATACGGTATCAGAACTATTATCGCAATGAGAGAGAGGAATATGTCGAGATGCTCGAAGGAGCTTTCGGTAAAGACTCATCGGTTGCGCTAAGTGTGTCAGAGCTGATCATGCTGGTCGATTATCTGAATATGAAGCGCGATACTCTGCCGACGTTTACGCCAAAACAATCCTCTCCGGCACAGGTATGGAAGATCATGCAGTTATGGGAAGCGAAAGCACGGGATAAGAGCGATGCCGCACTGCTGTCGTTTTGTAAGCGGATCATCAAAAAAGAGTATGAGACACCGAACCAAATGGAGTTTAATGAAGCTCAAAAGGTGATTTTAGCACTGGAAAAAATGAAGTAATAGAAACGCCCCTCGTGTGAGAGACGCGTGTAATTCAGGCGTGAGAACCGAATTATACATCATCTGCGAGGGGTTTGCAATGGATTCAAAAGATACTGTCACGAATTTAGATATATTTACCGAGTTTTGTCGTCGTATCCGTGAAGACGGAGCCACTAACGAGGAGCTAATGCAAGAATACGGTGGAATGCCTATCTACATCCCTTCATGGCAGCTAAACGGAAGAAACGACGAAATCATCAAAGATTACAGCGAAAACAAGCTCTCCCCTAAAGCTCTAAAAATGAAGTACTCCCTCAGCCTTAGCCGTATCTATGAGATCATCGGCGAAGTTCGCACCCCTCAATTATTCTCCTAAATACCCCAACAATATATCCAACACCTCAATTTTAGCATTGTCATATAACTCACCATCATGCGTGATCGGCATAAACGGTCGCGCTTCGATCTTCCCATCTTCAGTACCGAACTGGTGAACGATAGGATAGGGATAGCGATCTTTACTGTACGCGTTTACCCCAACGATCACACTCGTATCATCGGCACTGTATCCGGTACTCTCTCGCGTATTTCTGTCTTTACTCTGTAGTATCTTGCTTCCGCCATACTTTTCTTTGTATGCCTTTGTCGAATCGGCAAGGGGATGCCATGCGTGACCGTCGGGCGATGTCTCACTGTCGAAGCTCTCTTCCATGATGTTCGTGAGATAGGAACCTACTGCACTGAAAGGCTTTTGAAGATTTTGCATTTTATGCAGTAGATCCGCAATCGCATGATCTACCTGATCCGCTCCGGTGACTTGGATACTTATCATCTCCGACATTCTCGCTCCTTTATGGTATAATTTTTTATTCAGTCGAAAAGATACGCCGCATGGAATGAGCAATGAGCACTCCATCGTGTAAAGATGCGGTTAACGGGTGCCTTCTTTTCGATAGATCAACTTCTCACCCCTCTTTTTCTCCACAGTCGATGCACTATCAATCAAATACAAACTGACTCCCTGAGTTTTATCGCTCTGATATTCAAACACTGCCATAAGTGCTTTTTTCTTCCCTTTTTCATCCGTAAAGTACCGCATCATCTTTTTAACGAGGCGTTTTGCCTTATCATCCCACTCCAAATAAATCTCGTCCGGATCATCGATAGTGGTGGCAAACTCATCGATAAAGAGGTGCCGATCTTTTTTAGTGATCTTCGAGTGTCCGCTGAATGAGTGGAAGAGACTATCATCGATCACAGTGGGATCACCGATCTTGTCAATATAAGTATCTCCGGGCTTGATACGCAGATCATCATAGAATTTCTGCTTCAGTGCGGCATCAGTAAGCTCTTTGTATTCTCGTTTTGGGAGTATCGTCGGAAGAGAGAGCAGGCTTTTATCGAGATCGATCTTCGAGAGCTTACCGACACGATTGCCGGCTCCCGGATTGTATGACCAGTCGGGAGAGGCGATATTATCAAGAGTACCTTCATGTACACTCCACCCTCTGCGTTTGATCTGTGCTTCACTCCATGCTCTCGCTTCACAATGACACCCCCAAGCATTTTGAGGGTAGTTAGTTGCCCACCATATATGAGTTTTTGGTAACACTATCCCATTTTTCTCTTTATGGCTCATACGCGGATGTTCGGAGAGCCCACCGATATATTGGAGATACGGAAGATCACTCGCCATCTGCTGATCGTACCGCGCGGTGGCACGGGCGACCATCGTGTTGGTTTTGAAGATCGTTTTGAGTCTACGACTACCGATTACGATCTCTTTGACCTCTCCGGTAACGGGGTTGACTATCTCTTTTTTACCCCACCATCCTTTCGCCTCAAGCGTTGGTATGATCTGTTTTTTCCAATCCTCGAAGCGTGTGCCGTTCGACATCGCTTCAGTGATAGAGCCGTGAATGTCGCTGAGCAGATCCGCGCGGGTTACTTTGGCAACGGTGAACGCTTTATGGTGAGCTTCGCGCTGCATCTCTTTGTAATCAAAAGTGAGCTTGTAGCCTTTGGATCGGAGGTACTCTATCGCTGCAGTGGGTTTGAGTCCGAATGCGAACGACGGTTTAGGGAGAGGAGGCATTGTTACTCCTCTTCGCTCTCACGCTCTACTTCAGCAGTGCCGAGGATATAAGAGCTTTGCAATGCCATATCCATCGTATCCTGCAACTCTGCGATGTCCATACCCGGATAAGCTGCGTGTAAAAGATCAATCGCCTCTTCGAAACTGTTTGCTTGATCGATTATTTCCACGATTTGAGTTTGAAATGATAGTGCTATCTTGTGGATATCGACACTATTACTTAGCTCGTCCGTAGTCGTGATCGGCTTGGTAGCGCTCAGAGCATAAAGCTTTTTCATGAGAGCATGGTTAGCGATTTTAGAGGGTTCGATGGCTTCAACGGTGATGTTGTAGGTCTTCTCGATGTACTCTTGCGTCGGTCGGTATCCCATTTTCGTGATCCGCTCATCCCGCTCTGCAAGGGAGAGGTTTGGATCGTCTTTGTCTTTTAGGGTCACTTCAATGGTTACACTGAGATTATTAATCGCTATATAAGCTTCAATTACCCGTTCAATGAGCGTGATTGTCATGTTCTCATCTGCCATAGCGATGTCTTCACGAATATCATTATGGGTTTCGGCGGCGGCGTAGCTTCCCCCTTTGACGTTCCCGGTTAGATTACCTCCGAGGATCGCTTCGCGGATCTGATCGTCGAGGTAGCCTGTGATCTTGTCAAAGTCTCCCGATTTATCAGCGGTAATGATTTCGATACTGTCTTCAGGATCAATGACAGCGGCATCGCCGGAGAGCATAGAATAGATCTCGTCCGCCATCGTATCTTTGTCACCGTCCGTTTTACCGATAGCCCACGGTACTCCGTATTTTTCGAGGAACTTGACCCAAAACTGCAATGAAGCATTTTTGAACTTCACGTACCAAAACAGTGACTCAGCGAGCGGTGTACCCATCGGTCGGTGGTATTTGTCTTCATAGAGAGCATAGACCGCTTTGTATTGAGGGATCTCTTCGAGTGATCCATACGGGGCATAGTAAAGGATCTCATTTTTGATCATGAACTGTGTATAGTCACGCTCTACGAGCTTGGGAACTAATACCGAATCCTCATCGTTCCAGTTGATCTCAAAAATAGCCGCACCCTGAAACGGGGCATCGAGGACTTTACGAAGTGTTCCGGGATGAAATACTCCGTAGAGCTTGTTAGCCATATCCTCATTGTCGCTTGTAAAGATGATCTCTTTTTTGAGTGTTGCCGCTTTACGGCTTCCAAGCGATGAAATGACCGTTGCATCTCGAATAATGCGGTCGAGTTCTTCACGACTTAGCCATTCATGACGTATCGGCAGATTATCCATGATGCTGACGAGAAGATCAACTGCTGGAGCTGCAGCGGCTTTGCGTTTATCCTTACTATTCGGCTGCGGTTGTTTGGATGCAAAAAGGTTTGGAAATAGACGTTTCATTATTGTCTCCTATGGGAATTTCGAGGTCGAACGGATCGGCGGTTAGTACGCTCTTTTTTTACTTTTTGTTTTTTTGCAAGTTTGCTAAAACGATATGCCCCGACTAATCCATCTGGACCATCATCATTTTTTCCTTCGGGGAAATCTTCAAGCTGCTCAATGAGAATGACTTGATCTTCATGTAATAATATTTGAGCGTTTTCAATAGGAAGTTCAAGTTCTTCAATACGAGCTTCTTTATTGTCGGTATTATCAACTCCCTTTAAAGGCATGTGAACGCTTTCCTCAAAAGCTTTTAAAAGAATAAAAGGCTTTAGGTGAAACTGTCCACCATTCAGTTCAAATCCAAACACCTTACATTTGTATTTATCTTGTAATTCAACAATTCGTTCTGTAATGCGTACTGACCCTATAACTTCATTGATAGATTCAAGAACATACCCTTTTGCGTTTTTTTCATCAATCCCAAGAATCGTAAAGTTTGTATAGTCACTTTTCTTTTTCTCTCCTGCCGGATCACAATATCCATAAATTGTGAGTTGCTTGAGAGGTGGATGAGATCGCCAAAAGTGCATCGTCTCGCGTTTAAATTTTTGTGTTTCGGAACTTGGATTATTTTGGAGCTCTTTTGCAAAGGCTCTCGGAGCTTCAGCACGTTTGCGCATCAAGGTTTCAATCGGTACCGCATCTGCCCATAAGACACGAGCACCTGCATCCATCTCCGGCTTTTGGCTCATATAGAAATCGTGTGCCTCTTCGGTACCGCGTGATTTGTAGATTAGGGCGTATCGCTCCCATAGATCCATCCGATCAGGAAACGTGATAACCGCTCGGAATATCTTCGGATTCCAAAACCCGAACTTCAGCTTACGAGCGAGTACCGAATCGCGGTGTAGGATGGTTCCGATGTAGATGATGTCCATATTACCATCTACGCTTCCAAGGTTAGCAACCGCTTCATCGATCCATGATTCGAGCTTGTCACGCTGATCACGGCTGCGGACATTTTCGTCGTTCTCAAGATCATCGATGAGGGCGAGGTCTACACGATAAACTCCGTGCTTGACACCACGTACCCGTTTACTCGATCCATAACCCTTTACCCGTATTCCGTTACGAGTGATGATGTCTCCGATACGCCACGTTTTTCCGATTCCGGTTGCGTGAGGAAAGTCAGCCTTTAGGTTGTCGTTTTCGGATAGCTCGGCTTTGATCGATTCGATGAGTGTTTCAGTCAGCTCTATCGCATCGGAGAAGATCGTGATGAAGTGCTTGAGGTCATTGACGATACACCATATCACGAAGGTTACTGATACGTCAGTCGATTTACCGTGACCGCGCGGTGCCGCGATGGCAAACTTCTCACCCATCGCAGAAGATGCAGCTTTGCTTATGGATGATCTATCGGCTATACGATGGTATACGCCCCCAAGATGTTCTTGTAAATCTGATTTACCAGAGAGGTAATAATAGTGGGGCATATAGGTGGTTCGAAAGAAATGAAAATCTTTAGCTTGACTGGCTATCCGCTCATCACGCTGATCTGCCGGAAGTGTGGCATTGGAACGAATCGTCTCTTTTAGCTCACTGGTATAGCCATCAAGCCATTTGATGTACTCTTTACGGGTTAAACGTGCGGCGGTCTTTTCATCATTACCATCTGCTAAAAATGATTCTTTTGCTTCGGATAAAAGTGATCGAAGCTCATTGGAATTATAGAGCGACATCGAGGCGCTCTCCGACATCATCGATTATTTGGATAAACAGCTCCAGCATCTTTAAATCACCGCGCGCCTTGAACTCCGCTCCTATCGTCTCAATGACGTGTTTGATGATGCCGTGTTTAAATGCAATCGGATCTTCGTGACGGATGATCCCCTTCATCTTCGAGAATGCATCGGAGAGCTTGACGATCATGTCGGCTTTTTCTCCGCTGGTAAGTTTGGATTCACGAACCTCTTTGAGTGTTTCATGCATGTATCCGACGAAATCGCTGTAAAGGTACCCACGACGCGGAGAGTCTGCGGCGATATGCTTCTCAGCTCTGAGCACGTCCCAATCGTGCCCTGCTGCCGCGTCGGCTGATTTGTAGTTTTGGATCGTGCGTTTACTGGATTCGAGGATAGCGGCGATCTCTTCTTCATTCTTACCTGTGATATAGAGAGCTCGTGCAATCTCGATCTTTTGTTCTCGCGTTGCCATCAGTTGAATCCTCCGAAGTTGATCGGTCGAGTTCCGTGTCGGAATGCGCTTGAGGTACCTTTGGGCTTTTGCGGTTCGCTCATCGTTGTCGGGATCGTCCCTTTGCCCATTTTCGTCAGAGCTGATTCGAGTTCTTTGCGATCTTTTGGATCATGTAGGTCATGGAGTTTTCTGAGTTCGTAGATGGCGAGATCGACGGCGATGGTTTTTAGGTACGGCGTAGGATTCGAGGGAATGACAAGGAATGAGGAGATAAAGGCTATCGCATCGCTGATGGCTTCATTCACTACTGCGGTATCAATAGTCCCCGTGCCATTGAGATCGCTCATCTGAGTCAGCTCTGTAGTACTGAGTTCTTTTTCTAAGTCTGCGATAGTAATCATTTGACCCTCTCATAGTAGTGTTTAATAGGTGTTTAAAATCGCGTAGAAACGATTTAAACCTTTTCAGCGATAAATGACGCAGATTAAGACTTAAATCGTTTTTAGGGCTATTTATGAGGCTATCCCCAAAAGGGGAAAGCGATTAGACTTTTTTACCGCGAATGACCGCGTTTGGATTGAGACAGATCGGGAGCGGCTTGGTTTCACTCATAACTTTGACACCTCGTCCGCTCGGAAGAACTTCTGTGGTACCGAAGAAAAGAGTCGGAGCGCTTTTTACCGCTTCGGTATGATCAGCACGACCGTAGACAAAGTCAGTGAAGTTAGCACTGTTCGGAATGGCTGCCATTTCATTAGTACCTACGAATGAGACAAGTTGCCCATGTGTGTTTTGGTATTTAACAACATAGCCTTCAAAACGACGTCCATGAACTACGAGGAAGATAGTCTCACCCTCGGTAATGATAGAGGCAAGTTTTTTGGTAAACAAGTCTTCGGCTGTAGCCAATCCCATTACGTGGTTGTAAAACCCGCGACCGCATTTAACGATATAGCCCGGATTCATCCCAAGCTCTTCAACCATCGCATCATCGATCTCAGTAATTGATTCAAGTAACGGTTTGCCGGATTTGAATTCAACCTGCGAACGTGTGGACGCAAATTCAAAGAGCGTTTTACCCGTTCCGTCCATGACCTTACCGAAGAGTGCTCCGGTACACATATATTCGATAGTCGTATCGAAGCTAAGACGATGCTCTTCTTGAATATTTCCGATTTCTGAGGCAAGCTGAACCGGTTGGGATTCATTATCAAGACTTGAAATTTCGTTCAGGGTTGAAGCACCGATAGTATTTTCAAGCGGGAAACGTGGAAGCTTGACAGATAGTTCAAATACAGTCGGTCGTTCATGAACCAAGTGTTCCGCATCCGGTGCTACTGATTGAAGAATCAATCCTGAGCCTTTCATAATCTTGATCGTAGCAGTACTGCCTAAAATACCGCGAGCTTTAGCTTTGAAGTATTTATCAAAGATTGGTGTATCAGTCACTTTCTTTAGTGACAACGTTTTACTTGTGTTTTTGACGCCCCATTTTTTAGCGACATCTTCAGCGTTCATTACAGGCATTCATATCCCCTTATTGCATTGTGATTTTATTTTTGAACAATGTGTGACGCATTGCCGAATCGTAGCCGCGTAGTTTGTTCTCTACGGCAACACCTGTAATCAGAATCGAAGCCATACCTGTGACATCGATGTTTTCCATCAGGATACCGTTAGCATCCCATACACCGTTATCTTGCCATTTGAGCGCATCGGTTCCAGGCTCTACATCATTGAGATCCATGAGTGATTCAAAGATGTGACCGTTATGGAATACGGTATCCGCATCACTGTATGATCCTGCGACCCAAATAGGATTAGTCAAAGCGTCGAAAGTTTGACCTCCGTCTAATGTAGTGAGTACTTTACCGATGAAGTATTCATCCCCTTCTGTTACGGGTACTGGTACGTTTACGGTCGCATAGATAACACGCTCTTTTTTGACGATGACTTCATCGACGAGCGGTGGACGTGTGTTAATCATTGAACTCCTCCTACGGCAGCTTTAAGTTCTTCGGGGCTTAGTTCCCCATCATCTTTTTTTGGATTGTTTTTGTTGTCAAACATATCGTCGCCCGGCTTTTGGATCATCGGTTTAGCAGCACTCATAAATGTGTCAAATCCTGCCGGATCTGCTTTACACATTTTTAACGCCGATTCTTTTTGATCAGGGTGCAGTTTTTTGGCTGCGATTGCCGCCTCTACTTTTGCTTCCGCCTGAGCTTCTGCGTGTTGTTCGTTTTCGGTTTTTAGCGCTTCATTATCAGCTTTGAGTTTTTCGTTCTCAGCAATGATCGCCGCCTCTTCATCTTTGGTCATGGTTCCTTCCTCCTTTGTGTGGTTGGTGTTTTGTATGAGTTTGTTGAGCCGTACTTCATCGAGTTCTTCGAGGAATGGCTTATTGGTCAGAGCGACCGAGTGGAGCGTCCACCCGATATTAGAAGCATCCGTTCGGGAGATAGTATTCGGTGCAAATACCGGAGACATATATCGATACTCTCCGCTCATAATCATCGCCTTGGCGCGATCTGTCCATCCGATCTGCGCGAATAGCTCACCATTCTCAGCTTTGAGTGAAATCGGATCTTTTAAAATCCATCCCGATGCCGGAGCCTCGCTACCGTATAGCGTTTGATGTTCATAGTCAACGACGACATCGATACCGCCGAGTTCATAGTTGGCAACCATTTGCTCAAAAATGATCTGATTCATCTCAAACGTTCCGGAGTTATGACCTTCCCATTTACCTGTTACCCCGATTTTTTGCCACGGGGCATCTTTGGTGATGTCAATAGACGCTTTCAGTACAAACAGGTTTTCGATAGCCGGAGCTCCTGCAGCGGCAAGAGCATAAAACAAAGCTGTTTTTTTCATTCAATATCCTCATTTATGGTTTGGGTGTCGTTGAGTGTTACGGTGAGCACCATCTGATAGACGGTGAGGTAAGCGGAGTCTTTTGCATCGTCATAGATTTTTTTGATCCGTGTGATCTCAATCGGATCTGAGTCGCTGAGGGATACGCGCATCAGTGTTTTTTTGATCTTACTGATAAAGCCCAATAGGGTTAAGTCGGTTTTCGTCCGGTGGATCTCTTGTTTTGAATAGGTTACGTGAACGATATATAAAGAGAATGTGACATTATCACGATCCAGTCCATCGGGCTTAGAATCGACAAAATCGACCATGATTCCCGGTAAGAATGTTTTGAGCAGTTTAGCTTCGCTTGGATTGGTAAACTCCCCAAAATAGTCTTTAGTATTAAACTCGGCAGTTTTCAAATGTTCGATAAGAGCGGTTTGAAATGCTGCGATCACTATGGGTCTCCTTGTGCGAATTAAAATGATAAGCGTATGGTAGCCCCCGACCTTCCCGACCCGCCACTCACCCCCATGAAACAAGAAGATGAAACAAGGAGTTGAATAGAAAACCGGAACGCTATCGCGGCATCATTCGGCTGACAATAAAAAAAGGATGTGCGGATGGAAGAGTTAAACAAATGGATGCCTCTTATACAGTTAGTAATAGCTGTGATCATTATTCCACTTGTTAGAGCTGCTTATCGCACTATCCAAAATCAAGAGAAAACAATTCAAAACCAAGAGATCCAAATCGGAGAGTTAAAAGTAATCATTACTGGACAACAAACACAGATTGAATTACTACAAGGGATCATCTTTGAAACTTCCGATGCTGAAGTTATCAAAAAGCATTTGATCGAACGAGGCAAACATGCCAAATGATACTGACAACATAATCCAAATCGGAACCATTGTCGGAGTCGATACGGCTAACCGTGCTTTGGTTCGTGTGCAGATCGATGACCGAGTTACCGATTGGATTCCCTATGCTATGAAAGCCAGCTCGCACGTCAAGATATGGATTCCTCCTCAAATCGGAGAGCAAGTTGAAGTTCACTCGCCATACGGTGAAGGTGATGACGGCGTTGCACATGGATCAATCTATAACAAAGAGTGCAAAGAGCCTACATGGGCGAATGATCACATATCAGGCATCGAGTTTAGCGACGGTACCGTGATCACCTATGACACTACCGCCAAAGTGTTGACGATTGATGCGAGCGGAAGTATTGCTATCACAGCACCATCAGGGATAACGGCAACGGCGAACACAACGATCACCGGGAACGTAACGATTGATGGAAACCTGAACGTCAGCGGAACCATTTCGGATACCAAAGGATCGCTCACTAGCCATACCCATACAGGTGTCACACCTGGCACAGGTAGTACGGGAGACAGACCATGAATTTAGCACAGCGTATCACCCGTATTTTGACAACCCGACTCGGTGAGCGTGTTGGTATGCCGACGTATGGCTCTGAGCTTTATCGCCTACGTGATCGAGCGTTGACTCAAGAGATACGGCTACTGTTTGCTAAATATTGCAAAGAGGCGATAGAGAAGTGGGAAAGTGTCAAAGTTACCAAAGCCGAACTCACATCACTCGATGCGGTAAATGGTAAGTTTGGTTTCATTCTGACGCTATCAAGCGGTGACGCTATTAATAACTTATATTTTAATGAGATGGCAGCATGATTATCCCTCCTATGTGCGAGATTAAAACCTTCGAAGCGATCAAGACGGATATGGTCGCGATCTATCAGACCATCGTTCCGGGTTATGTTCCGAACGAGTCCGATACGATCATGCCGGTTCTCGAAGCGTTCGCTTATCGTGAGCTGCTGCTACGAACCCATTTCAACGCTCAAATAGCCGGGAGTTTTTGGCAGAGTGCTACGGATACGAATCTTGATTTTATCGCAGCGTTTTTCGGTATCACACGACTTGCAGGAGCGAAACCTACCGCGACGGTCAAATTTACGATCAATACTGTTTTAGCCTATGACTACGTACTCGAAGCGGGTCTTGAGATGGTCAATAACGATGGAAGTACCTCTCTTCTACTGGGAGCCGTAACGATCCCAACCGGATCACTCCAAGCTACCGGAACGGCAGAGCTTCAAATCTATACCGCTTCCAGCGATGCGCTTATCACGGCAACGATGGTTCCAAAACCATACTTGAGCAGTGTTGAGCAGATCAGCGCATTCGCTAATGGCAGCAACACTGAGAGCGATGAAGAGCTACGAGAGCGAATCGCCCTATCTTTCGAAGATCAGACTACGGCTGGAAGCATCAAAAGCTATATTGCTCATGCCATCCGAGCTGATGAGCGAATCGATGATGTATCGGTGAGTAGTACCGTTCCCGGTTATGTGGATGTACTGCTTCACAGCATCGGCGGTGTCGATGCGACGATGATCACTCGTGTCAATGATGCCCTGAGCGCGGATCGTGTCCGTCCGCTCACTGATTCGGTATTTGTTACAGCGGCTACGGTAGTGAACTATACCGTCAATGCGATACTCACGCTTGACCCTTTAGCGGATGCTACGTCAACACTATCGGCAGCGCAAGTGCGCTTGAATGATCGACTTAACAGTGTGCGCATCGGATACGACGTCACCCTATCCATGATCATTGCCGCCCTCTCGGTCGATGGTGTTATGGATGTGCAGCTGATCGCACCATTGGCGAACGTAAACGTCAGTGCTTCAGAGGTTGCAGTTTCATCCTTGGTGGAGGTGTCCGTTGGCTGATTTGATCCCACCACCCTATACCCAAGAGGAGCATAACCTCGATCTTGTCTCTCAAGAGGTACATGATCGGTTATCTGCAAGTCTTTGGACGGCTCCGCTGCTCGACCCGTCTCGCTGTGACGCACGGTTCTTGCCGGTATTGGCAAACTTTTACAGCGTCGATTTTTGGAGTGATGCGCTGAGTGAAGCGGATAAACGCCGTCTTATAGCATCGAGCATCGATCTTAAGCGTCATGCCGGAACGGTTTGGGCGCTCACGCATGCTCTAGCGTCTATCGATGTGGATATACGGTTGAGAGAATGGTTTGACTACAGCGGAGATCCATATAAGTTCAAACTTTATATTGACGTAGATGATCGCGGCTTAAATGATGCAACGATTGAGATGATAGACAGATTGGCGAACACACATAAAAATGCACGATCGCATCTCGAAGCTATTTTTATTTATCTGACCAATCATGGATCTATGCATTTTGCATCGATGGTTACATCCGGAGAAACTACGACCATCTACCCGTATTTTCCCGAACAGATCAGTATCAATGCGCCTCAGTATATGGGCGTTTCATATCAGAGCGTTGATACAACAGTTATCTATCCACAAGGAGCTTAAATGGCATTTTACACACTCTTAACAAACATCGGTATAGCAAAAATGGCTAATGCTACTGCACTGGGAACTACTGTGCAATTAACGCATATTGCGGTGGGCGATGGGAATGGAAACCCCATTACCCCCTTGCAAACAGCTATCGCCTTAACGAATGAAGTCTGGAGATCTGTGGTAAATGGCATCGACATTGACCCGGATAATCCCAATTGGATTGTTGCAGAGGGGTACATCCCATCTACGAGCGGAGGCTTTACCGTGCGGGAGGTTGGACTGTTCGACATCGATGGTGATTTGATCGCAATCGGAAGTTACCCGGATACCTACAAGCCTACTCTTGCAAGCGGATCGGCAAAAGATCTATACATCAAAGTGATTATCGAAGTGAGCAATGCGACGTCTGTCACTCTAAAAGTAGATCCGGCAGTCATTCTCGCAAGCCGTAAATACGTTGATGATGCATTAGCCTTGAAAGCTGATAAAGCAACAACCTATACAAAAACCGAAGTTGACTCTGCTATCTCAGCGGGTTCATTACCTCTAGCTCAGGTGCAAGCTGCAGCCTTATGCTTTTAAATTAACAAAAAGGGGAAACCATGCCAATCACGAACACAGCGGCTTTTGCTCAAACCAATAAAACGGGTACAGCAGTACTCACACTCGCCAGCGTCATCACCAATGATACACCTACCAATACAGTGCTAATCGCAACAGCTGGAGCAGATGGTGCCATCGTATCATCATTGTCTTTTATACCCAGAGCCACGGTGAGCGCAACAGCTTTATATTTATTCATATCAAAAGACGGGGGGGTAACAAAACGTCTTATTGATAGTGAACTGATGAGCGCTGCAACGGTATCAGCAATTCTTGTAGTTCCTGAGACAAAGTTTGCAAACATTAGTGAATCTTCACCGCTAAGACTCGCTGCCGAAGATCAGCTCTATGTCGGTTCAGGTGTAGCGCTTGCAGGTGGAATTGTGGCTAAATGTGAATGGATGGATTTCTAAGATGCAATACGCATACGCAACTAAATCGGCTCCAAGGGTTGGGACTGGATTTGGGGGATTACCTTCTAGAAAATTGGAAGGAGCTACTGCCAAAACATCTCCAATATCCCATAAATATGATCCATCATTTCTCCCTGGTTCAAATGGCATAGGGGCTGCTTCAAGTGCAGTATATAATGAAATTTTATATGGGCTAACTGCAATTCAAAATACAAGTGGAAATTATGCAAATACATGGATAGCAAACTTAAAAAGCTTGCCTCCGTTTACAATCGGTAAAAATGTTGGTGGAGGCGGTAGTTCTTACTGGGGAAGGATGCACAGAGCACACAGTAATATTTGTGCCACAATGCTCTCATACACCTTTGGAGGGGAAAGTAATTATTCAACTACAACCAAAATATTTGGGTTCGATAAAGAATATATTTACTCTGCAACTTCAGGGGGATCAACAACAAGTGTTTATCCCGGGTTTTTTGTAGATTATGATGCATCATATATGTTTTGTATTGCACTTGATTCGTCAACAAATACAGCTTGTGTAACTAAAATCAATAAAGAATCTATGTCCATAGTAGCAACAAATAATTATAGTGCAAGAACAACTCCGATCAAAGCATGGGTTAAAGGTGGATCGTTATTTATTTTAGACAATACCCCAACTGTTGTTGAGATTGATACTTCTAGCCTCTCAGTAATTTCAGCGCATACGTACACAACACTATCATCGTTACCAGCTAACTCTGGTGCGGCGATAATGGTTGCCGAAACTTCAGAAACCATAGGGTTTCTTTCTGCTGATTACCTATATGCTTATGTATTAGATAAGACCACACTTTCGCTATATGAACGAACCGTCCCGTATGACTTTGGGATGCAGAGATATTGTGCTATTTTCGAATGCAATGATAAATTACATATTTCTACCTACTCATATAATTCATCAACCTATATTCATACAGGTGTAATTGAAAGTTTATTGGCTGGTACTTACAAAACTATACTTAGTATTTCTGGGAATCAATGGTCACAAGAACTCGCTGCACTGGTTGATAAGATTTATGCCAATGACAAAATAACATTTCAAGGTTTACAGCTATCTACACCATTATTTTTCAGTGGGTTGACTAATTTTACTACAGATCAAAGCGCACCAAGTAGTTTTAGTGGGAATAGTTTGACAATATCTCCATATACCACAACTGGGTCACTTTCAGCCAAAACAAAAACTCCAGTATCAGTTATAGCTTCGAGCGGAACAAATAGATTTACAACCTTTGCAAAATATCCATATTATGTATCTTAATTAAAGGGAATTAAAATGATTAAAGTAAATATCAAACTACTTATTGCTACTCGGAGTAGCATACCAACCGCATTAATTGGGCTTACAGCCGAAACACTTCGCAATCTTCAAACCGAATTAAATCCGGTTCCATCCGAATTTAAGGACATTGAGTTTTGGGATGAAGTTGACGTTACCCCTGCATTTGATGCCTCGACGCACGTGCTTGACGGAACCGAAACTCTAACGGCTGTCAAAGCATCAAAAACAGTCGAAGTTCTAAAAGGTATCCGGGCAAAAACAGCAGAGGAGCTTGCCGCCTTTGCACAACAACGTGCGAGCGAAGTAGAAAGAGAGATCCAGATATACATCGACCAAACTGCTAGATTAAAAGGCTATGGAGATGCGAATACATCTCCAAGTATTTCATGCCGAGCCTATGCCGGATATCCAAATGTATTTCAAGATGAAGCAATCGCTTATGGGCAATGGGTATCGAACTGCTGGGCGACTTCGTTCGTGATCATGGCCGAAGTCGAAGCCGGTACGCGCCCAATCCCGACCGCAGAGGAGGTGATTGCTAATTTACCTGAAATGATCTGGCCTACTGGAGCAGCACTATGAAATCCTTCACCCTAATGCTCATCGCCATCATCCTCGTCGTTGTAGTCTCGCCGATCGCGATCGTGTTCAACACGATCCGTCACCTATATCGTCGCGAGAACGTCAGCGACTATTTCTTCACCATCGCTATCGGCTTCGATCAAGCGGGCGGATCGATACTTTATAAACAAGAGGATTGGACGGTATCGAGCTGGACGTACAACCTATGTCGGCGCGGCAATCAAAACGCATGTGTCTTTATGAAAGTGATCGACTTGATCTTCGGGAAGAATCATTGTCAAAATAGCTTTGAATGGGAAAGTCAACTTCAACAAAAGGGGAAAGAATGAATTTCGGAGTAAATGGAAGCATCAATGTAGATGCAGCGCGTCCGGTCACGGTCGTATCGACCACGCCTATCGCCATCGTCGGAACAACGGATGCGGGGACGCTTGGGTTACAGTTTTTCGGAACAGTAGCACTGGCGATCACCGCTTTCGCATCAGCGACAACGGGAACGATCAAGGAGGCTCTCAGCGCCATCGATGCTCAGGGGGTAACCTGCCCGATCATCATCAACGCTTTGGCGGATACAGCAGTAGAAGCGGATGTGATCGCAGCGGTAACCGAACTCAGTACCGCCTATGCGGTGACAGGGTATCGCCCTGATCTGATCGTTTGCCCTGAGTGGTCAGGTACCGCGACGGTAGGTGCGACGATGGATGCTGTAGCGACAAAACTATGGGCGACGGCTATCATCGATGTCACTGCGATGACCGAGACGGCGGCTCTTACTTATGCCGGTAATTTCGGGAGTCGTTTCGTCCTTCTAGTCGATCCCGATTCGATCACGATCAATGGAGCTGTGACCACGCCTTCCGCCGCCGTTGCAGGTTTGATCGCGGCGATGGATGCATCCAATCCGTTCGGATGGGCGGAGTCTGCATCTAACCGTGTTGTCAAAGGGGTCAGCTCCACGGATCGTATTATCGATTATGCGGATGGTCAGGATTGTGAGGCACGACGTTTACGCAACGCCGGAATCGCTTCTATCGTTCGTGATGTGGGCTGGCGCTTATACGGGTTTGAGACAACCGACATCGATCCTATTTGGCAAAGTCTTGAGCGTGTTCGAACATTTTACCGAATGCTCCGCGCAATGCAGACAGCAACTAAATGGGCACGTGATCGTCAAGCCGATGAGCTGCTTCAAGTCAAGCAATCGGTCGAAGAGTTTATGCGTGAGCTGATCGGTAACGGTGTGGGTCTCGGGTTCGAAGTCTATTTCGACAGTACGAAGAACACGAAAGCGACCGTCACTGCAGGCAAGTTTTATCTAACGGTACGTTTCCAAAACATGCCAACAATCAGAGAGCTAAATATCGAACTCGTCTATGTAGACGATTACAGCGATGTGTTGCTCACGATCATCAACGGGTAAGGAGAAGTAGACTATGGCAACAAAACAACGTCAAATTTGGAGAGACCATAACATCTTGGTCAACGGTCTCGGAAATCTCGGAGTCAGTAAGTCGCTGAAAGCTCCTGAGATCGAGTTTTTAACAAGCGAACGCGACGGTGCGATGGCAGTCGAGGAAGTGATTCCTCTGATCAAAGCTATGAGCGCTGAGATCGTATTCAATGAGTACAACACAGAGGTTTATTCCGCCGTTTCTAAACAGTTTAGCAACTCACCGACTTTTTTCTGTAAAGGTTCGATGGTTCAAGGGGATCAAAAGATCCCGGTACTCCATACGATCAAAGGTAAAGTCAAAAAACTCGGAAGTCCGATCCCTGATCGTGGCAAAGAGGTTGAGATGACGCTAGAGATTTCAGTGAGTGCATTTAGCAAAGAGATCAATGGGGTTAAGGTGATCGATATCGATATCGAAAACATGATCTGCATCATCGATGGTGTGGATCTATACGCAGAGCTTCGCGCTCATATTCAGTAAAAAGGAAACAAGGTGAAAAAAGAAGAAAAAGTACGAGCCAATGAAAAAGAGATTAAGTTGCATGATGGGCAAGTAGTAAAAATGCGTCGTCCGAAAGCGCGGGATCTGATCGCCGCATCGGAAGCAAGCAACAATAACGTGAGACAAGAAGCGATTCTTATCGCAAACCTTTGCATGATGACTGTCGAGGACATCGAAGATCTCGATGCGGATGATTTTATGAAGTTGACAAAAGAACGCAATGATTTTTTGTAATCAGTCGTGAAGACTGTATCAGTGCTATGGCTATTGTGGGGCATTGGCTCCATTTTAGCTACAGCGACATGGCAGATATGGATTTAGAACTTTTATTATGTTTTATGGACGAAGCTAAAGAGATGGGAAGGAGACAAGATGGATAAAACGTTAACGCTTGGTATTTTGCTAACGGCAAGAGATCAGTTCAGCCCCGTATTCTCATCTTTCAAAGGCTCTCTGTCAAACATGACAAAAGGTACCAAAGAGTTCGGAATTGCTATGTCTGGAATTGGTACCGGTCTCAAAGGGGCATCACTTGCCACTCAAGGGAGTACTGAAAACATTATCAAATCTTTCGTTGATTTAGAAGATGCGCGGACACAGCTCGAGAACACTCTGATGAAGAGTGATGGAAGCATCAGCCCATTTTTTAAGTCAATCAACGATGAGGCTATGAAACTCGGTGATGCTCTTCCCGGAACGACTGCCGACTTCTATAAAATGGCATCTCAGCTCAAATCACTCGGAGTCGAAGAGAAAAGTATCGTAGGGGGTGCTCTCAAATCTGCCGCCTATCTCGGTGTTGTCCTAAAAATACCCTATGAAGAGGCGGCAACCGCAACGGCAAAGTTCAAAGAGGCTTTGGGTATCGCGGATGATGAACTTCTACCGTTTATCGATGACATCCAGCGTCTTTCTCACATGGGTGTCCAAGTTGGAGAGATGAGTTTTGCGTTTTCAAAAATCGGGGCGACCATGAAGGGGATCGGAATGAGTGGACTAAAAGCCGCTCGTGATGTAGAACCGTTGATCGGAATGTTGATTAAAGCAGGATTTTCAGGAGAAACGGTCGGTACCAATCTCGGAAATGTTATCAAAGATGCGGTCTCATTTAAGGGCAATAAAAATCTCGATGCTATGGGTATCAAGTTAAATTTCAATGATTCCGGAGGAAATTTCAAAGGCACGTCAAATATGATGAGCGAGCTGGAGAAACTCAAAGCGATCAAAAGCGACTCTGCTCGGCTCGGTATCGTAGAATCGATATTCGGAAAAGGCGAAGCGTCCGGGATGGTCAATGTACTGATCAATAACGGAACTAAAGGGCTAGGAGCATTTAATAAAAAACTTGCCGAGCAGGCTGATCTTAATGCACGTGTCAAGAACTCATCGCAAACGCTTGGGAATATGTGGGAAGCATTAACCGGAACGGCAACGAACTTTACTGCCCTCATCGGAGAGAGCTTGGCTCCGGAACTGAAAGGAATGACAGAATGGTTTAACGGCGCCACCTCGTCATTATCATCGTTTGCCAAAGAACATCCGGGGGTTACGAAATTTGTTGGAGTAGCCATCGTAGGGTTTACGGTAGTCACCGGAGTACTCGGAACGCTTGGGATTGCAGTGGGAGCAGCAACAATGGCGTTGGGAGCATTGGGGATCACATCTATGGTAACTTTTGGATGGATCATTGGAGGAGTCGCTTTGGTCGCTGGAGCGGCATACCTAATCATGAGCAGTTGGACACCTTTAAGTACATGGTTTTCTAATCTATGGAATGGGGTTGAGTCTCGTTTTAATACAGCATGGGGCGTTATTAAAAATCTTTTCAGTTGGACACCAATCGGGATGATCGTATCAAACTGGGGGGTTATTTCTCCGTATTTTAATGGGGTTTTTAACGGTATTAAAACGGTTGCTTCGATTGGCTGGGGAGTGATAAAAACACTATTTGCTTGGACTCCGATCGGCATGATTGTCAATAATTGGGGGGCGATTACGTCTACGTTTGGTGTGATCGTTGAGAGCATTAAAAAACCGTTCGTCGAGTTCTTCGGATGGATCGGCGAAAAGTTTGCATGGATGATGGATAAAGTAGGTTCTGTAGTAGGGTTTTTTGCCAATAATGACAGTTCGATGCTTCCTAAAAAAATGGATCAGTTTGCGTCCACAGTGATGGGAGTCAAATCTACTCCGGCACCAGTCCCTGTACGTGTAGCCGTGCGTAATCCTCGCGTAGCTGAAGCAAGAACTATCCCTACTCGCGGAGGGACGAATAACACTGTACACGTTAATATCACAAACCCAAACTTCACATCAAAAGAGCACGCTGCACTAACTCAAAAGCAGATTGATGAGCAGGTTCGACGTGCGATGAGCAAACAAGCGAATGACAAAAAAGATCGGAGCTACTCATGAAAACGATGGCGATGATTGGAGATTTTGCCTTTAGTCTATCCGACAAAGATTTTAATCGATTGAGCAGAACGGTAAGCTACAGCTTTGCGGATATCCCGAAAGCGCAGGATTACGAAGGGTCTCAAAGTGTCGGTAAGGATGTCGAAGAGATCACTATTAGCGGGAACTTGATCACACTCAAAAGCGGTCTCAAGCCTCTCGATGCTCTTGAAGCGATTGCTAACAAAAAGCAAGCCGTCCCTTTTATCATGGGGTATGGAGACATCCTCGGTGATTTCAAGATAACCAAGATCGGTGAAGATCGATCTGTATTCCTCGATGATGGGAAATCTATTAAAGTGGATTTTAGTATCGACCTCAAAAGGGTCAGATCATGAAGCGTACCGTAGCGACTACCGGAGACCGCCTCGATCAAATCATCTATCAGTATTACGGAACGCTCGACGTCATGAACGAGGTGATGATGAGCAACGTTCACCTTTTATCCAAAACGATACTCGATGCCGGAGACATCGTTAACCTTCCTGATATCTCATCGCCTGAGCAACCTGAGACGGGGGTAAACCTATGGTAAAGGTTCCTGATCTTAAGCTCATCGCAAACGGCGAAGATGTGACTGAAAGCTTACGACCGCATTTGGTAAGCATCGAGTACTCCGATGATATCGACGACAGTGCGGACGGGTTTACCATCAAGTTCCAAGGCGAAGCTTTTACCCCGCCATCATTCAAAGACACCCTCAGAGTATGGCTTGGGTACACGGGTGATCTTTGGTACATCGGCTCATTCAGTGTTTTAAAGTCACGCCTTGAGTATGAGACGATGCAAATAGATGTCACGGCGACCCCGGTTAACTTCGGAAGCGAGATCAAAGAAAAACGGACGGAGTCTTTCGACAATGTAACGCTTGATCAGATCCTCCATAAAATCGCTTCGCGTCATGGACTAAAAGTCAAAAACAGCTTCCCCAAACACGCCTACAGCCATAAGAGCCATACGAATACCAGCGATTTGGAATTCATGCGGCGATTGGCTAAAGAGCTGGGTGCGACGTTCGCGATCAAGAACGACACAATCCTCTTTAGACCGAAAAAAGGAGGAGATAACGATAGTGAACTCCCCACGATAGACATCGATTCCAAGGGTACAAAGGGGCTTTATTTAGAGCAGCTTGATAAAACAGTCTATGGCTCCGCAAAAGCCTCATGGCATAGCACGAAGGAGAATAAGACCAAGAGCATCACCATCGGAAGCAGTAAGCCGGTACTGCAGATGAAGGGGTCATACAAGGGCGAGAGCGACGCCCGAACAAAAGCCAAAGCTGCGCTCGAAGCTGCCAATCGTGGCACCGTTCGCGGAGGGTTTACGATTGAGGGAGTGAATGTGATCGCCGGGGCGAAGATGAATCTATCCAACCTTCCACCCGGATGGCCGTCATCGTTTAGTATTAAACAGGTGCGCCATTCGTGGGATGAAGGTGGATACACGATCAGCGTTGAATTTGAAAATTAAGGAGAAAAAATGAGAAAAGAGACGTTACGGTTATTGTTTGACCTACTGCTTATCGCGGTTGGGATGTGGTTTTTTGTCGAGGGGGTATATCGGTTTGCCCCGGCTCCTCTTCAGTTGATGGCCGTTAAGGTGATATTGGTATCAGGTGCTCTCATGCATGCTCATATTGCAGGTAAAGCTATCTTCAAATCAGTAGATTGGAATTCAGCTAACTGGACTCCGGCTCATGCTGCACGATTGGTTTTCTATGCCGTTACTCCTATTGCTTACGCTTTTGGCGGTTGACCTCTTCGGAGGTGGTTCAATACAGCGGTGTCAGTCACACGTTCAAGATGTGCGCCGTGCTCATTGGACACAGTTTGGCGTTGACTATCCGTACCAGTACGGAGTCGGTCAGCTCGTCCAAGAATCAGGTTGCAGAAACATATTGAGCTATGACGGAGTAGGATCACAAGGACTTCCTCAGATCACATGGCGCTGGCATAAGCAGACGCTTCAAAAGCATGGCATCCAATCACTCGATGCCGTCCCGGATCAACTCAAAGCTCAAGCGATATTGATGCGGCAGATGTGGGTACCTAAGTATGGTCTTTGGGTGACATATCAGGCATATAACGGCGGTGGATTGGTTCTCAAAGAGATCAATCGAGCCGGTGGTGAGAACTGGGAAAAAGCGAAAGCGCAATGCTGTCGAGGACAGAGCTGCTTTACCTATCCATCCGGCAAAAAGGAATGTGTCTCGAACTGCGAGATCAATTATGACTATTCAGTCCAAGTTTATAAATACGGAGAGAAATATGCGTCTATCAGAAGTAGCAAGTTTCGGTATTGGTAAGGTTCTTATCGGGGTTATTATCTTTTTATCCGGGGCGATCATCGCTCTTGGGTTTCATGATCTGACTGTGTCCGGAGAGCGCAACGTTCTCCAGCAAGAGATCAAAACAAAAGATGCTGAAATTGCCGGCAAAGTTAAAGAGATTCAGTTCATGAAAGCATGGATGGAGCGTGATAAACTAAACGCTGTCGCTAAAGAAGCCGAGTATAACCGAACAATGGCGGCAAAGCCGAAGTTTAAAACAGAGATCCACTATGTCCCGACCGGGAATAAGTGTGTCGATTATGATGCAATCGTAAACGAGGCTAGAGGTAGTAGATCGTGAATAAAATGCATGATCTACTAATACAAATTTACACTGAGATGCTTCCCGATATACGTGATGTTGGAAAACAAAATGGCTATGCCATAGCTGTCCACGGAAGCCTTAGACGAGATTTTGATCTCATCGCAGTACCTTGGACGGAAGAAGCAAAAAGTAAAGAGCATTTAGTGTCAGAAATAGCAAAACTATTAGGGCTAAATGAACGTCATACTATTATGGCAAAAGATGAGGAAATTAAGCCACATGGACGGACTGCATACGCCATACAGCTTGGATTCGGTATGTATATTGATTTGAGCATAATGCCAATTATTTCAGGAGTTAATCAATCATGAAAACGTTTTATTTAATAGTCTTGACCGTAGTTTTGATCTTCTCCGGGTGCGCTGCTAAAGTATCCCCATGTGAACCTATCACGATCACAAAAAAATGCGAGGTACCTCATATCATCAAGCCACAAATGAGCGATGAAGGCGGTGATAATGTGACATGGCTGAAAGCACGATTGGAGAACTATCCGAAGCTGGAGAGCTATGTGTATGATTTGGAGGCGGCGATAGAAAAGTGTAAGTAAAAGAAGCCCCCGCACTACCCTCTTCACAAGATAGCTGCGGTACCGGAATTATCTCCGGTATCTTAATTCGACCGTGAAAATATGACACGGTGTCAGGAAATTATATGCAGCATCACAAAACCCCACTAAAAGCCCCATTCGCATGGATCGGCGGTAAATCAAAACTCGCAGACGATATCGTCGCACTCTTCCCGGAACATCGTCTCTATGTCGAAGTGTTCGGAGGTGCTCTCAACGTTCTTTATCGCAAGCCTTGTACTGCCAAACAAGCCGAAGTCGTCAACGACATCAACGGTGAGCTGATCAATCTCCACCGCGCTATCCGCACTAATCCACAATCCCTATCGATGTACCTGAGTACTCTACTGATCAGCCGGGAACTATTCGCTGATATTCTATCCGGACGTATGAAGCCACGGAATAATATCGAACGAGCTGCTTTCTATTTTTACCTCCTGTCTCAGAGCTTCGGAGCCAAAGGGACAACGTTCGCCATGAACGCCAAAAGTGGACGTCGTCCGAAAGATATCTACAAAGACTTCGGCCAGTGGTCTAAACGACTGAAGTTTGTCACGATTGAGCACATGAGCTTCGATAAGCTGATCACTACCTATGACAAAGAGGACGCGTTCTTTTACTGTGATCCGCCATACGTGTCCACCGAGAAGTACTATCAGCATACGGGCGGTTTTGGAGAGGCAGAACACCGGAAGCTCTCAGAGCTGCTTCACGGCATCAAAGGCAAGTTCCTATTGAGCTATAACGACTGTGAACTGGTCAGAGAACTCTATGCAGATATGAAGATCACATCGACCAAAGAGATCAACTACACCCTTAGAGGGGCGGGAAGTAAGAAGACAGTGCGGGAGGTGTTTATTACGAACTATTAG